AACGATGGGACTCTCGATTCGCGCCTACGCGCGCCACCGTGGCGTGTCGCACGTGGCCGTGAAAAAGGCCATCGACACCGGGCGGATAACGCCGCTGCCCGACGGCACGATTGATCCGGACACGGCGGACGCCCAGTGGGCACAAAACACATTGCAGTCACGCAAAGCTGCCGAACCGGTGAAAGTCAGCACTGCGAAGGCGCGGCCCGCACCCGTGGTTGCGGAGGCTGCACCACAACGCGAGGTCTCCGAGTCCAGTGCGCCCCCGCTGTCAGCGGGGGGTACGTCGCTCTTGCAGGCACGCACCGTGAACGAAGTGCTGAAAGCCCAGCTCAACAAGGTGGAGTTGGCACATCGGAAGAAGGAACTGGTGGACCGTGCGCAGGCCGTAGCCCACGTCTTCAAACTGGCCCGGGTTGAGCGCGATGCCTGGCTCAACTGGCCGGCACGCATCTCCGGACAGATGGCCTCAAAGCTCGGCATCGACGCGCACGAGATGCACGTCGCGCTCGAGGCTGCCGTGCGTGAGCACCTGATCGAACTGGGCGAACTGCGCCCCAGGGTCGATTGAGCAGGGACTGATGATGGAAGATTACGAAGGCGCTCTTGAGATCGAACGCGCATGGCGTGAAGGGCTGACGCCGGACCCGCTGCTCACCGTGTCGGAATGGTCAGATCGCCACCGGATGCTCTCCAGCAAGGCTTCCGCCGAGCCCGGGCGCTGGCGCACCAGCCGCACGCCGTACCTGAAGGACATCATGGATTGCCTGTCACCGACCTCGCCGGTCGAGCGGGTGGTGTTCATGAAAGCGGCCCAGCTCGGCGCGACCGAGATGGGAAGCAATTGGATCGGCTACGTGATCCACCACGCGCCGGGCCCGATGATGGCAGTCTGGCCGACAGTGGAGATGGCCAAGCGCAACTCCAAGCAGCGCATCGACCCACTGATCGAGGAGTCGGCTGCTCTGGCCGAACTGATTGCGCCGGCGCGCAGCCGGGATTCCGGCAACACCATCCTGGCCAAGGAGTTCCGGGGTGGCGTCCTGGTGATGACTGGGGCCAACAGCGCAGTGGGTTTGCGTTCGATGCCGGTGCGCTACCTGTTTCTCGATGAGGTCGATGGCTATCCGCTAGACGTCGAGGGCGAAGGTGATGCGATTTCGCTTGCCGAAGCGCGGACGCGCACGTTCGCGCGGCGCAAGATCTTTATCGTTTCGACGCCCACCATCTCTGGGGCTTCGGCGATCGAGCGCGAGTACGAGGCCAGCGACCAGCGCCGCTACTTCGTGCCTTGCCCGCATTGCTCGCATCGCCAGTGGCTGCGCTTCGAGCAGCTGCGGTGGGACAAGGGGCAGCCAGAAACTGCCGCCTACATCTGCGAGTCGTGCGAAGCGCGAATTGCCGAACATCACAAGACGTGGATGTTGGAGCATGGGGAGTGGCGAGCGATGGTCGAGGATTGCGGGATGCGCACAGCTGGATTTCACCTGTCGTCGCTGTACAGCCCGGTGGGCTGGCGCTCCTGGCGCGACATTGCGACGGCGTGGGAAAGCGCAGTCAGCAAAGAGTCTGGATCGGCCGCAGCCATCAAGACTTTCAAGAACACCGAACTGGGCGAGACTTGGGTTGAGGAAGGCGAGGCGCCGGACTGGCAACGGCTGGTCGAGCGCCGCGAGGCGTACCGCATCGGCACCGTACCGCAAGGCGGCCTGCTCCTGGTGGGCGCAGCCGATGTGCAGAAGGATCGCATCGAGGCATCAGTCTGGGCTTTCGGGCGCGGCAAGGAGTCCTGGTTGGTCGAGCATCGTGTGCTGATGGGTGACACCGCACGCGACATGGTCTGGAAAAGACTCGGCGAAATGCTGGCCGATATCTGGACGCATGAGTCTGGTGCGTCAATGCCGCTGGCCCGCTTCGCGCTGGACACTGGCTTTGCGACGCAGGAGGCTTATGCCTTCGTGCGCGCCTGCCGGGATTCGCGGGTGATGGCGGTCAAAGGCGTGCCACGCGGCGCGGCTCTGATCGGCACCCCGACGGCCATCGACGTTTCGCAGGGTGGCAAAAAGCTGCGCCGGGGCATCAAGGTGTTCACGGTGGCCGTCGGCATCGCCAAGCTGGAGTTCTACAACAACCTGCGCAAGAGCGCGGATGTCAGTGAAGACGGTGTGACCACGGTCTATCCGACCGGGTTCGTTCACCTGCCCAAGATCGATGCCGAGTTCATCCAGCAGCTCTGCGCCGAGCAACTGATCACTCGCCGCGACCGCAACGGCTTTCCGGTGCGCGAATGGCAAAAGATGCGCGAGCGCAATGAAGCGCTCGACTGCTACGTCTACGCCCGAGCGGCCGCATCGGCGGCGGGCCTGGACCGGTTCGAGGAACGCCACTGGCGCGAACTCGAACGACAACTTGGGTTGGAGCGGCCACCGGACGATCCGCCCCCGATTCAAACCTACGACCCAGACGAGGCCACCCAACGAGGTGGCCTCGCTGTTTCTGCAACCCCATCACGGCGGCGCGTCATCAAGAGCCGCTGGCTGTCCTGACATCGAGGAGTTTTCATGAGTCTTGCCACCCGCATCGAGAGCCTGGTCATCCGGGTCGCCCAGGAGTTCAACGACGTCCGGGCCACCGCCGGCAACCTGGCCAGCTTGTCGACTGCTGACAAGTCCAGTCTGGTTGCGGCCATCAATGAGTTGAAGGCCGCTGTGATTTCGTCGACAGCGATCGATGACAGCCAGGTCGCGACCACCACCACCTACTCGTCGAACAAGATCGTTGCGCTGCTAGACGCTTTGAAAGCCGACATCCTGGGTGGGGCCGATGCCGCTTACGACACATTGGTCGAAATCCAACAGCTGCTGCAAAACGGCACCACGGGCCTGGACGCCATCCTGAGTGCGGTCAATCTGCGCGTGCGCTTCGATGCGGCCCAGACGCTGACTGTGGCCGAACAACTGCAGGCCCGCACCAACATCGGCGCGGTGGCCAGTACCGATGTCGGCAACACCGATACCGACTTCGTCGCCATCTTTGACGGAGCCTTGGTCTGATGAGTTTGGCCTCAGCCATCGCCGCGCTGGCCAGTCGCATCGGTTTTGAGGTCAAAACCAAGATCGACGCGAGCCACCCCGGGGTCGCCAGAGCATGGGTCAGCTTTGGCTACGTCGGCGGGCAAGTGGTCATCGCCAGTGCCTACAACGTCGCGAGCGTCGTGCGCACCGCTGTGGGCCGCTACCGGGTGCATTTCGCAGTGACGCTGCCCGATGCGAACTACTGCTGGACCGCCTTGGCGCGCAGCAGCACCAACAGCGGTACGCAGCGAGTGGCCATCGTCCGATCGACCTCGGACCTCAAAACCGAACAGTTCGTCGACATCGCGTGCGGCACTGCCCAAGCGTCCTTTGACGATTCCACCGAAATCAACCTCGTGGTGTACCGCTGATGGCCTACACAGAATCCCAACTCCATGCCCTGGAAACAGCCCTGGCCAAGGGCGAGCGACGAGTGAGCTTCGGTGACAAGACGGTGGAGTACCGCTCGATCGAAGAACTGACCGTTGCCATCCGTGAGGTCAAACGCGGTCTGGCTCAGCAAGCCGCCGAAACCGGCCTTTGGCCGGGTGCCCCTCGCCAGATTCGGGTCACTACGGCCAAGGGGTTCTGATGGCTTGGTATTCCAAACTCCGATCCCTGTTCGGACAGCCGCCGATCCATGATGCGGCGGGTCGTGGTCGCCGCTCGCTGGCCTGGATGCCCGGCAACCCCGGGGCTGTTGCGGCCCTGTTGGCCACCAGCAGCGATTTGCGCATCAAGAGCCGTGACCTGGTGCGGCGCAATGCCTGGGCCCAGTCAGGCATCGAGGCCTTCGTCGCCAATGCGGTCGGCACCGGCATCAAGCCGCAGAGCCTGGCCCGCGACGAACGGTTCAAAACCGAAGTGCAGGCACTGTGGCGGGATTGGACCGAAGAAGCCGATGCTGCCGGGCAGACCGACTTCTACGGCCTACAAGCCTTGGCCTGTCGAGCGATGCTCGAAGGAGGCGAATGCTTTATTCGTTTGCGTCCCCGCCGGCCAGAGGATGGCCTGGTGGTGCCGTTGCAACTGCAGTTGCTCGAAGCAGAGCACCTGCCGATCAATCTCAACACCGAACTGCCCTCGGGCAACGTGGTCCGTTCCGGCATCGAGTTTGACAACCTGGGGCGGCGCGTCGCCTACCACCTCTACAAATCCCACCCCGAAGACGGGCGGCTGGCGCCCATGTCCGGCCAGGGCGGTTTGGAGACCGTGCGGATCGACGCCAAAGAGATCATCCATCTCTACCGCGTACTGCGCCCTGGCCAGATCCGGGGTGAGCCCTGGCTGTCACGCGCGCTGGTCAAGCTCAACGAACTTGACCAGTACGACGATGCCGAGCTGGTCCGCAAGAAGACCGCAGCCATGTTCGCTGGGTTCGTCACGCGGCAGAACCCCGAGGACAACCTGATGGGCGAAGGTGCGGCCGACGCCAACGGAATCGCTTTGGCCGGTCTGGAGCCGGGCACGCTGCAGATCCTGGAGCCGGGGGAGGACATCAAGTTCTCCGATCCCGCCGATGTAGGTGGGTCGTACTCCGAGTTCTTGCGTAACCAGTTCCGGGCGGTCGCAGCTGCCATTGGCGTGACCTATGAGCAGCTGACCGGGGATTTGACTGGGGTGAACTACTCCAGCATCCGCGCCGGTCTGCTCGAGTTCCGGCGCCGTTGTGAGATGGTCCAGCACAGCGTGCTGGTGCACCAGATGTGCCGTCCGGTTTGGGCTGCCTGGATGAAACAGGCGGTGTTGGCTGGCGCCATTCAAGCCCCAGGCTTCGCCCGAGGTGGGGCTGCCAAGCGACGCCAGTACCTGCAGGTCAAGTGGATTCCGCAGGGCTGGCAGTGGGTCGACCCAGAAAAAGAATTCAAGGCCATGTTGCTCGCGATCCGCGCGGGTCTCATGAGCCGATCGGAAGCCATCTCAGCGTTTGGCTATGACGCCGAGGATGTCGATCGTGAGATCGCAGCTGATAACCAGCGTGCCGACGACCTGGGATTGATCTTCGATTCTGACCCTCGTCGAACCTCCAAGGATGGCGGCAGTGCAGAGCCGAACCAAAGCGCTACGCCGCCCGATCCAGTGACAAGCGCACCTCCTGTCTGAAGGACATCCATGACTTTGCTACCCCATTTGGCGGCACGCCTGTTCGGTGTGCCGCTGGCGATCCATCGCCCAAAACTTGACGTGATTCTGGCCGTGCTCGGCCCCAGGGTTGGTTTGGCCGATCTCGCTGCACCCGCAGGGTTCTCGCCACCCGCCCGTGATGCGTCGGCACACCCCCCCAAGATCGCAGTCATCCCGATTCACGGCACCTTGGTACGCCGTACCGTGGGTCTGGAAGCCGAATCCGGTCTGACCAGCTATGCCGGGCTTGCCGCTCAGTTGGATGCGGCGTTGGCCAGTCCAGACGTTGCCGCCATCCTGCTCGACATCGATTCACCGGGTGGCGAGTCCGGTGGCGTGTTCGATCTGGCCGACCGCATTCGTGCAGCGACCCAAATCAAGCCCGTCTGGGCTGTTGCCAACGACATGGCCTTCTCAGCGGCTTATGCCTTGGCCTCTGCCGCCAGCAAGGTGTTCGTCTCGCGCACTGGTGGTGTCGGCTCGATTGGGGTCATCGCCATGCATGTCGACCAGTCCGAGAAGGATGTGCAGGACGGCGTTCGCTACACCGCCGTGTTTGCTGGCGACCGCAAGAACGACCTCAATCCGCACGAGCCGATCTCCAGCGAAGCCCACGCCTTCCTCAAGGCCGAGGTCAATCGCATTTACGGCTTGTTCGTCGAAACGGTAGCCCGCAATCGGGGCATCGAGCCATCCACGGTGCGCGACACCGAGGCCGGGCTGTTCTTTGGACAGGCTGCCGTAGCGATTGGGCTGGCCGACGCCATAGGCACCTTCGATGACGCGCTCACCCAACTTCTCGAAACCGTTTCCCCACTCCCGAATCTGGCGGCAAGCCACTCGGGCGCTTCCCGCAACCTCCAGATGGAGTCTTTTATGAATGATCTAACCGATCCCGCTGTTCCTGACAGCAATGTTGCTGCTCCCACTGGCAGTCCTTCTCAGTCTGCCCCTGCACCCGGCCTGTCCATGGCTGATGCCGTGGAAATCGCGCAGACCTGCACGCTGGCCGGGCGCACCGACCTGATTGCTGGTTTCCTTGAAGCCCAAACCGCCCCGGCCCAGGTGCGCAGCCAGTTGCTCGCGGCGCAGGCCGACGCTTCGCCCGAGATCGTCAGTCGCATCGATCCACAAGCCGCCGTGGCTGCAGCCCATGCCGGTCATCCGGCATCACCCCACAACCCCCTGGTCCAGGCCGTAAAGAGCCGCCTCGGATCTCAATGAATCTGAATGGAGCCTGAAATGCCCGCATTGCAAGAACCTCTCAACCTCGGCGATCTCCTCAAGTACGAGGCCCCCAATCTGTACTCACGTGATCGCGTAACCGTCGCTGCCGGCCAAACCCTGCCTCTGGGAACCGTTCTCGGCATGGTGACTGCGACAGGGAAGGTCAAGCAGATCGACCCGTCCGCCACCGACGGCAGCCAGTACGCCGCGGGCGTCTTGATGCAGGACGCCGATGCCCATTTGGCGGATCGAAACGACGGCTTGATGGTGGCACGTCACGCCATCGTTGCCGATCACGCGCTCCAGTGGCCAGCCGGCATCGCCGCAGAAGAGCAGCAGGCCGCCATCCTTCAACTCAAAGCACTGGGTGTCCTGGTGCGTACCGGCGCTTAAAGCCAGGGAGATCAACCATGCAAAACCCTTTCCACAATCCTGCGTTCGCGATGGCATCCATGACGGCGGCCATCAACCTCATTCCCAATCGCTACGGACGCATGGAGGAGCTCAAGCTCTTTCCCGCGAAACCCGTACGCACCCGTCAAATCGTGGTGGAAGAGCAGAACGGTGTGCTCAACCTGCTGCCGTCCATGCCGCCCGGCTCCCCTGGTACGGTCGGTACGCGCGGTAAGCGCAAGGTTCGCTCCTTTGTGATTCCTCACATCCCGCATGACGACGTGGTGTTGCCCGAGGAAGTCCAGGGGCTGCGCGCCTTCGGTTCGGAAACCGAGATGGAGTCTCTGGCTGGCGTGATGGCACGGCATCTGGAGACCATGCGCAACAAGCACGCCATCACCCTGGAGCATCTGCGCATGGGGGCGCTTAAAGGCGTGATCCTGGATGCGGATGGTTCGGTGATCTACGACCTGTACGACGAGTTCGAGATCACGCCGGCCACGGTCAATTTCGAACTGGGTAACGCCAACACCCAGGTCAAGAAAAAGTGTGCCGAAGTGCTGCGCCACCTGGAAGACAACCTCAAGGGCGAGTACATGACTGGTATCCACGTGCTGTGCTCCCCCGAGTTTTTCGATGCCCTCACGGGCCATGCCAAGGTCGAACAAGCCTTCACCAACTGGCAGCAGGGTGTCGTGCTGATCAACGACATGCGCGCTGGCTTCACCTTTGGCGGCATCACTTTCGAGGAATATCGTGGCCAGGCTACGGATGCCAGCGGTACCAGCCGGCGCTTCATCGCAGCAGGCGAGGCACATGCTTTTCCGCTGGGCACCATTGACACCTTCGGCACCTACTTCGCGCCAGCCGACTTCAACGAGACAGCCAACACGCTGGGCCAGCCGCTGTATGCCAAGCAGGAGCCGCGCAAGTTCGATCGGGGCACCGATCTCCATACCCAGTCCAACCCGCTGCCGATGTGCCATCGGCCGGGCGTGCTGGTCAAGCTGACGATGGCTTGATCATGGCGCTCATCGACAACCTCTTTGAGGCAGCTGCCCACGCCGGGTTTCTTAAGCCCTGTGTCTGGCGGCCCAGCGATGGTTCGCCCGAACAGGCACACCTCGTGGGCTTTGCCGCCCCGGACGAAACCCTGCTCGACGGTTTGACGCTGAGCACGGAGTACGTGATGTCTTACCCAGCAAGCGTCTTGGTGGGATTGGCCGCACGCGAGTCCGTCGAAATCGATGGTCAGTCGTTCCAGGTGCGTGATATTCGAGCTGTGGGCGATGGCTCGGAGCTGCGCGCCAAACTCAGCAGGATCTGACCCATGGCCGGCAACTCGATCCGCGAGCGGATTCTGCTGGCGGTGATGGCGGCTGTCCGTCCGTCCGTCGAAGCCTTGGGCGCCACCTTGCACCGTTCGCCCACGGTGGCCATTAGCCGGGAGCAATGTCCGGCGCTGGTGGTGTTTCCCGAGACTGAAACCATCACTGAACGCGCCAACGATCGCGTTACCCGCGAGCTGACGGTTCGCTTGGTCGCCTTGGCGCGAAACGTCGCTCCGACGACTCCCGAAACAGAGGCTGATCGCCTTCTCACCGCTGCCCACCTCGCCTTGCTGGCGGATGGAACGGTCGGTGGCTTGGCACTCGGCGTCAGGGAACAGGAGTGCGAGTGGGAGGTTGATGACGCCGATGCCGTGGCGGTGGCCTTGCCGGCGCGGTATCGCATCACCTACCGCACGCTCGCCAACGACATCTCGATCCAAGGATGACCCTATGCCACGACTCGTTCTGACCCGGCCGCATACCCATGCGGGGAAAACCCACGCCGCAGGCGTCGTTCTCGACGTTGATGCCGACATCGCCGAGTGGCTGCTGGCCAACGGCATCGCCGAACCCGAACCCAAACCGAACCGTGGGGAGCTTGAGACCTCCCTCGTTCAACGTAAGGAATCCAAACCATGAGCACCTACGCTTCATTCCAAGGCCGCGTCTTTCTCGGCAAGCGTGACACGGCCGGTCTGCCGATCGAAGTCCGCTCGCCCGGCAACGTGGCCGAACTCAAGCTGTCCCTCAAAACCGATGTGCTTGAACACTACGAGAGCCAGACCGGCCAGCGCTCGCTGGACCACCGTATGGTCAAGCAGAAATCGGCCACGGTGAACCTGACGATCGAGGAGTTCACTAAAGAGAACCTCGCATTGGCCCTTTACGGCAACCACGTCACAGGGTCCGGTGGCACGGTTACCGCAGAGCCCATCGGCAGTGCAGTGCCAGTGGTTGGCGACCGCTACTTCCTGGCTCACCCCAAGGTGTCGAGCCTGGTGGTGACAGACTCAGCCGGGACGCCCGCCACCTTGACCTCCGGTACCCACTACACGGCCGATCTGGACTTTGGTGCCGTCCAATTTCTGGACACCACCGGGTTGACCGCACCGTTCAAGGCCAGCTACGCCTACGGCGTCGCCACCGAAATCGGCATCTTCACTCAGGCGCTGCCCGAGCGTTACCTGCGGCTGGAGGGCATCAACACCGCGCAAGGCAACGCCAAGGTGCTGGTCGAGCTCTACCGCGTCGCATTCGATCCGCTGAAGGAAATTTCCTTCATCTCCGACGAGTACAACAAGTTCGAGTTGGAAGGCTCGCTCCTGGCCGACACCACCAAGCCCTATGACACGGTGCTCGGCCAGTTTGGCCGCATCGTCCAGCTCTGATGGGGGCCACCATGAGTGATCTGGAAACCCTCATCCCGCAGGCGGTCGAACTGGTTATCAATGGCGAGCCGCTGGCCATCAAACCGCTCAAGGTCGGGCAGATGCCTGCCTTCCTGCGAGCGATCTCGCCGGTGATGCAGCAGCTCACCACGAGCGAGATCGACTGGCTGGCGCTGTTCGGTGAGCGCGGTGACGACCTGCTGTCGGCCATCGCCATTGCGGTCGGCAAGCCCCGCGCTTGGGTTGAGGAGCTGGATGCCGATGTGGCGATCCTGCTCGCGGCCAAGGTGATCGAGGTGAACGCCGATTTTTTTACTCGGACGGTGATCCCGAAGCTCGACGGCCTGTTCGCGCAAACGAAGCTGACGCCCGTGATGGCGGGCGGGGCGATGGCTGGTTCAGCACTGTCCAACACCTGATCGAGCACGGACACCGCCTGCCAGACATCCTCGACTACACCCTGGCGCAGGTGCGCGGCTTCGTGGCCGCCACAGCCCGCACAGACGCGGCCCGCGATGCGCGGTTGCTCTCGCTTGTCGCGATCGGCACGCGCGGCGATGCCCGTCATCTCGACAAAACCCTCGACAGGCTCACCGACCATGCGCATCTCCGTCCGCATCAATAGCGCAGCCGCGCAGGCGCAACTGCGTCGCTGGGGTGGCGAGTTCCGTGAGAAGGTCAAGAAGGCCGTGTCGCGGGCCATTGCCAGCGAGGCGTCCGAGCTCAAACAGGACGTTCGCGGCCACGTCGCGGGCCAAATGGCGGTGGTCAAGAAGTCCTTCCTCAAAGGCTTCACCGCCAAGGTGCTCGACAAAGACCTGAACCGCCTGCCCGCGCTGTACGTTGGCTCGCGGATTCCGTGGTCGGGTATGCACGAGCGCGGCGGCCTGATCGCCGGTCGGATGCTGATCCCGCTGCACGGGCGGGTCGGCAGGAAACGCTTCAAGGCGCAGGTCGCAGAGCTGATGCGCGGTGGCAATGCCTATTTCATCAAGAACGCAAAGGGGAACATCGTCCTGATGGCCGAGAACATCAAAGAGTACGACCGGCCACTGGCAGGCTTCAAGCGCCGCTATCGCAAGGCCGAGGGCGTCAAGCGCCTCAAGCGCGGTGCGGACATTCCGATTGCCGTGCTGGTGCCCAAGGTCGTGCTCAAGAAGCGCCTCGATATCGAACGTCTGGTCGCGGGCCGCATCCCGCGTCTGTCGTCGGCCATCGAAAAGCAGATCCGGACGGTGGATTGAGTCATGGCAAACCGTATTTCCGTCCTTGTCGCGCTCGAAGGGGCCGACGAGGGTCTCAAGCGCGCCATAGCGTCCGCCGAGCGCAGCCTGGGCGAACTCTCAAGTACCGCCAAGACTGCCGGTGAGAAGGCGGCCGCTGGGATGGCCGAAGTCAAGGCTGGGATGTCGGCGTTCGGCGATCAGGTGGCGACTGCCAAGACGCAGTTGCTGGCCTTCTTGTCGATCAACTGGGCAGCGGGCAAGGTTCAGGAGATCGTCCAGATCGCCGATGCCTGGAACATGATGTCCGCGCGCCTCAAGCTCGCCACTGCCGGCCAGCGCGAGTACGCCGTCGCCCAGAAAGAGCTGTTCGACATCGCCCAGCGCATCGGCGTGCCAATCCAGGAAACCGCAACGCTGTACGGCAAGCTGCAACAGGCAGTGCGCATGCTGGGTGGCGAACAGAAGGACGCGCTGACCATCACCGAGAGCATCTCGCAGGCGTTGCGCCTCTCAGGTGCTTCGGCCACCGAGGCGCAGTCGTCCTTGCTGCAGTTCGGCCAGGCCCTGGCCTCGGGGGTGCTGCGGGGCGAAGAATTCAACTCGGTTGTTGAAAACAGCCCCCGCCTGGCGCAGGCCTTGGCCGATGGGCTGAACGTGCCGATCGGACGGCTGCGCAAGCTGGCCGAGGAAGGCCGCCTGACGGCCGATGTGGTGGTCAACGCGCTCATGAGCCAGAAGGACAAGCTGGCCAGCGAGTACGCCCAACTGCCGGCCACCGTGAGCCAAGCTTTCGAGCGCCTGCGCAATGCCTTCGGGCAGTGGGTCAGCAAACTCGACGAGTCGACCGGCTTCACAAAGAAGCTGGCCGAGGCTCTGACGTGGCTGGCGCAAAACCTCGACACAGTGATGCAGTGGTTAAAGCGCATCGCAGAAGTCGGTCTGGCCGTATTGATCTACCGCTTGATCCCGGCGCTGATCACCGCGTGGCAAACCGCCGGTGCGGCTGCCGTGGCGGCCGCAAGTGCTACCTCGGCCGCCTGGGCGACCGCGAATCTGTCGGTTTCGGCGGCAGTGGCCAGCGTGGGTGTGCTCAAGACGGCGTTCGCCGTGCTGGGGGCCTTCCTGGTCGGCTGGGAGATTGGGACATGGCTGTCCGAGAAATTCGAGATTGTCCGCAAGGCGGGCATCTTCATGGTCGAGATGCTGATGAAAGGCATCGAGCAGTTGCAGTACCGCTGGGAAGTTTTCAAGGCGGTATTCACCTCCGACACCATCGAGCAGGCTACGAAGCGCCACGAGCAGCGGCTTGCGGAGATGAACCAGATCTTCGCCCAGATGTACACCGACGCATCCAAGGGATCGGACGCTGCCAGGGGCGCGATGAACACCGCAGCGACCGCCGCCGAGGAGATTGCCAAGCGGCTGGAAGCCGTTCGTCAGGGAACTCAGGAGGCGGTCGGACGTGGCATCGAAGCCGTCCACAGCGCGTTGGAAAAGCTGAAGTCCCGCCTCGGTGAGGTCGAGCAGGCAGTCGGCAAAGCCAATCAGACGGTCAATGACTCCACCGCCAAGATGGCCGAGGCCTACAAGGGGCTGACCACCATCGTTGAAGCCAACTTGCAGCGTCAAATCGAAGCGGTCAAGGCGCGCTACCAACAGGAACAAGCGGCGCTCGATCAAAAGACCCAGTCTGAAACCGCACTGATCACCAAATCGACCACGCTGCTCACCGAGGCCCTGCAGCAACAGACCACGCTGCGCCAACAAGCCACCACGGCCACGCTGAAACTGATCGACGACGAAGGGCGTGCTCGCACAGAAGCTGCACAGCGGCAGGGACAGACTGAAGCAGAGCGCTCGGCTAACGTTACCCGCGTCGAAAACGAGATCCTGGCCACCAAGCGCCAGACCTTGAGCCAAGCCCTGTCGGAATACCGACAGCACATCGATGCCCTGAACGCCGAAGCCAACCGGCACTTGGCCGAAGTCCAGCGCATTGAGAACGAGAAGCGCCAGTTGTCGATGACGACAGAGGAGCGCATTCGCGAGATCGCCCGTCAGGGCATGACCGAGTTCCAGGCCAACGAGGATCGCAAGTACCAGATCGCCGAGTATCAGGAAAAGGCTCGCGAGGCCCTGGCCAACGGTGAACTCGAACTGGCTCGGCAACTGGCTCAAAAAGCCATGGACCTGGCGGCGCAGGTGGCGACATCGCAGACCAACGAGGCCAAGCGCGCTGAGGATGCCAAGAAGCAATCCGAGCAAAACATGACCCAGGTCGTGCAGCTCGAAGCGCAGTCGCGCGAGGCGTACCGCAAGCAGGAGTACGCGACCGCTGACCAGTTGATGCGCCAGGCGGACACCTTGCGGGCCGAAATCGCCCAGAAGTCCCAGGCTGCCGACCAGGCGGCGGTGAAGAGCAAGAATGAAGTAGCTGGGGCGATTGGGGCCATCCGCACGTCAGAGGAGTTGCTCAACAAGACACTGGATGCAGAAAGCGCGGCACACCAGAAAGCGGCACAGTCGGCGATCACGGCACGGGATCAGATCAAGCAGACCCTGACGCAGACCGAAACACAGATCGACCAGATCACTACCAAGCTCAAGGATGGGCTGAAGGTCACGATCGATGCCGACAAAACCCGTTTCGATCAAGCGATCGCGGATCTGGACAAGGCCTTGGCAGAAAAACAGTACCTGCTCCAGATTCAGGCTGATCTGCAGGAGGCCGAGAAGAAGCTGAAGGAATATGAGCAACTGCTCAAGGAGGGTAAGACCCTCCCGGTCGACGCGGATGTCAGCAAAGCGAAGGAAGCACTCGACAAGCTCAAGACCTACGCTGACCAAAATTCGCAGTTCGAACTGAAGGTGGCGACGGAGAAGGCGCAGGCGGCGATCACCAACGTCGAGGGGATGATCAAGGCGCTGGATCGCATCCAGACCGAGTCTCGGCATCAGGTCAGCACCAATGCCGACGCGGCCCGAGCCGAGGTGATGAGCCTGAACGGCGCCAATACATCGAGCACGCACACCATCTATGTGCAGCGGGTCGAGGTCAACGCCACCGGCGGCCTGGTGGGTGCTGGCGCGAGTGGTGGTGTCAGGCGCTTTGCAGACGGTGGTGCGGTGGTTCCGGCATTTCCCAGGATGGGGGGCGGTTCGGTGCCTGGATCCGGCCACCACGACACAGTGCCGCGCACACTGGATGCCGGTGCCTTCGTGATCCGCAAGGCTGCGGTGCAAAAGTATGGCAGCGGTGCGCTCTCGCGGCTCGCCAATGGGGTGGCCCGTTTTGCCACTGGCGGCGCGGTGATGCTGGGTGGTGCAAAACGCCAACCCAGCAACGCAGCCGACAACAGTGGTGATAGCACGACTGCTACCCCGAAGAAAAACCGTGACGCGTTCGAAGCCCTGAAGATGATCGAGCTGGGTCTTCAGGGGATGAACGAGTACACGAGCTGGCTGCAGTGGAACTACGGTGCCTCGGTCAGCCTGGATATGCGCAGCAAGACGATGGAGAACTACGGCAAGCAGGCGCAGCAGGACCGGCGCACGCTGGAAGAGTTCATCGGTCGCAAAACGCTCACCGGTAACGAGCGGCAGAACCTCGAACGCATCAAGCAGACGTGGCGGCAGGCGATGGCCCAGCCGCTGCTCTGGGGCAAAGACCTGGAGCGCGAGCTGATCGACTACATGGAGCAGAACCAGGGCGAGTACTACCGGCGCGGTGGGCTGTCGAAGTCCGACACCGTTCCGGCAATGTTGACCCCGGGTGAGTTCGTTGTGAATAGGGATGCGGTGGCGCGCTACGGCGCAGGTTTTTTCGAGGCGATCAACAACCTGTCCGCTCCGGCGCAGGCCTTGGCTGGGCGCGTGATGGCTGGTGTCCAAGGATTCGCCTCTGGCGGGCTGGTGCAGCCCATTGGCTCCGCGCTGGCTCGCCCCATCCTTGCGGGCGACGGTGGTCCGACGCGCACGGTACGTGTGGAGCTGTCCTCGGGTGACCGAAAGGTCCAGGCCTCTATCGATGCACGCGACGAGTCGCGTCTTCTGCAACTTCTAGACGCCGCTCGTACCCGGGCAGCGTGAGCTCACTCCCATGCAACTGAAGAACCTCAGTAATGAGGCGGCCTTGGTGCTGCCTGACGATTTGTTGTGGGGCGATGAGCACAGCTGGTCGCCCACGGTGGCGACCAGCGCTTACCTGATCACCGGGGCGCTGCTGATCCAGTCGGCCACGCGACTGGCGGGACGTCCCATCACCTTGGTGGGCGCGCCCGATATGGCCTGGGTGACGCGCGCAACAGTGGAACAACTGCGGCTTTGGGCTGCTGAGGCGCCTTCTGAGGCCACGGGCCGTTTCCAGCTGACCTTGGCGGATGGTCGCACTTACACGGTGGCCTTTCGGCATACGGAGACCGCGATCGAAGCCGAGCCTGTGCTCGGCTTTCCGGCCCAGTCTGACGCTGACTTTTACCGATTGACCCTTCGATTCCTGGAGCTCTGACATGCCGATCCAAGCCGGCGACGTGAAACTGCTGAAATCTGCCGTGATGGCCGATGTGCCCGAAGGCGGCGGAGCGCCGACGGGGCATGCCATTGCCGATGGCGTTTCCAATGCCATCTTCCCCGACATCTCCGAGGTGGACCGGGCCGGTGGGCGCGTCAATTTGCGTAAGACCTTCGTCTCGGTGCAGACCGACGACACCGACACCTATTTCGGGGCCAATGTCATCGTCGCCGAGCCGCCTGCCGATCCGCGGGTGAGCGTCACGCTGTTCTCCACCGAGCGTACCTTCGATACCCGGGAGCAAGCGCAGGTACGCATCGAGGCATATCTCAACAAAGGGCCGGAGTGGGCTGGCTATCTGTTCGAGAACCACATTGCCGGTCAGCGGGTGATTCAGCTCTTTCAGCGCACCACGGACGCCATCCCCAACGTCGGTCAGACGTTGGTCCTCATTGAGAACGAGGGCTTGTCCACCCAGAAGGAGCAATACGTGCGCGCCACCTCGGTCTCCGTGGTCGAGCGCACCTTCACCTACAACAACGACCAGGATTACAAAGCCAGCGTGGTCACCGTCGATATCAGCGACGCCTTGCGTTACGACTTCACGGGATCGCCTTCGAACCGACTGTTCACGCGAACCAGCAACAGCACCAAGATCCGTGACACCGTGGTGGCCGATGCCGGGACCTATGTTGGGGTGGTGCCGCTCACGAAGACCGGGGCACTGGGCGATTTCACGATCAAAGGGGCATCGATCTACACGCAACTGGTGCCCAGCGCCCAGACTGAGACGCCCATCTCGTTTGTGCCGCCGTACGCCGCTGCAGGACTGCCGGTTCCCAGCGCATCCACGGTCAGCTACACGGCCACCCATGCCTGGAGCACCAGCGTGAATTTCCAGCTGCCCGGGGGATGCCTGCCCGGGTCGCTGACCATCGCCACCGATGGCATCACCATTTTTGATGACGCCGGCTTGCTCAAGACAGCCAGTGGCACGATCGGCACCATCGACTACGCCAACGGCATCCTGTCCCTGAACTCGGGGACGATGTCGAATTCAAAGCTCGTCACCTACCGGCCGGCGGCCCAGATTCTGCGGGCGCCACAGAGCTCGGAAATCCAGGTGACGCCGGAGTCGCGCAGCCAGTCCTACGTGGGCACGCTCCTACCGGTGGCCCAGCCTGCCACCTTCTCGATCAGCTATATGGCCCAGGGGCGTTGGTATGTGCTGTCGGACGCGGGCAACGGTTCGCTCAAGGGACTGGATGCGAGCTATGGCGCCGGCACCTACAACAAGGACACCGGTGCCTTTGTCGTCACCCTGGGCGCCTTGCCTGATGTCGGTTCATCTTTGGTGCTGACCTGGAACGTCCCAACGCAAGAAACCGCACAACCGATCGCCAGCCTCAAGGCCGCGCAGACGTTGACCCTGAACCCACCGTCCGGTCTGGCGGTGCAGCCCGGCACGCTCTCTGTCTCCTGGGAGCACGGCGGCACCAAAACAGCGACGGCCTCGGCGGCCGGTACGCTTTCCGGCGCGGCCACGGGCAACCTGAGTGCAGCGCAGCACCAGGTGGAATTCGCGCCCAATCTGCTGCCTGCGGTGGGTACGACGCTGACGGTCAATTACGTCGCCGGTCCCAAACAAGAAGAGAACTTCGCTCATCCGTCCCGCAATGGGGCGGGTCAGGTGCCGGTCACGGCCACGCTGGGTTCGATCTTGCCGGGGTCCCTGGAAGTCGAATGGAACACGCTGACCGATACCACGGGCTTGGGGGTCTATACCCTTAAGCAGATTCAGGAGATGGGGATCGGCTTGTGGAACGGGGTCGACCCAACCCAGATCGCCCGTGACGATGGCACGGGCAATGTGGTGCTCAATGGCAGTGTGATCGGTGCGGTTGACTACGACACGGGCGAGGTTCTCTTCGCGCCGGATGTCACGATCAAGATTCCGAAACCGGTCTACACGGCACAACGCCTGGGGTGGGCGACAGCAGGCGGATGGCAGCAAATGTTCCGCCTGAACTACGCCGGCATCCAGTACATCGATGCGCCATCGCTCTACCCGAACGACGAGTCCGGCTATGTGAAGCTGCGCTACAACAGTGCCGGCTCGACCAGCAATCAGTCCGAGACCTTCACCTTCAGTCCTTCGTTTCGCCTGGTGCCTGGGGTTCAATCCCAGGTGGTGACAGGCACGGTCTTGCTGACGGTGGCAGGCTCCCAACCCTGGGGCGATAACGGCCAGGGCACGCTGCGGGAATACACCACGTCAGGCTGGGTGACCCGAGGCACGATCAACTATCTCTCGGGCGAGGTCAGGCTGACGTCCTGGACGACGGGGATCAGCAACGCAATCAACCGAGTCAGCTGTGTCACGACGGTCGGCGAGAACATCTCGAGCGAATTCGTGTTCCGCAGCGGCGCAGCCCCATTGCGTCCGGGATCGTTGTCGATCCAATTTGCACGCGCCATCGGGGGAACGCAGAGCGTTACCGCCGGCATCGATGGCGTCATCAATGCCGCTGGGGTCAGCGGGTCGGTGGACTACGAAACGGGACTGGTGCGGGTGCGCTTCGGCACCGTCGTCACGGCTGCCGGTAATGAATCCGAGCCCTGGTTTGATGCCAGCAACGTCAGCACCGATGGCAAGGTCTTCAAGCCCGAGCCGGTGGCGGCGTCCAGTGTGCGCTACAGCGCGGTGGCCTACAGCTACTTGCCGCTGGACGCTGATCTGCTGGGCATCGACCCGGTACGCCTGCCCAGCGATGGACGGGTGCCGATCTTCCGCCCGGGCGGATTTGCCGTGGTCGGCCACACCGGGCGTATCACCACCTCCGTGACCAACGGGCAGACGATCTCGTGCGGCCGGGTCCGACTGTCCAGGGTCCGGGTTGTTGGCCAGGACGGTGGGGTGATCCAAACGGGCTACTCGACTGATCTCGAAGCGGGCACGGTGAGTTTCAGCAATGTCAGTGGTTACAGCCAGCCGGTGACGATCGAGCACCGCATCGAGGACATGGCGGTGGTGAGCGATGCGCAGATCAATGGCGAGATCAGTTTTACACGCGCTCTGACCCACGACTACCCCCTGGCCAGCTCGGGTGACCCGACCTCGGGCAGCTTTGTGGCGAGCGCCTTGATGGCCGGCGACCTGTTCGCGCGGGTCAGTCTGGTGTTCGACCAGGCCTCGTGGAATGGCGCATGGTCCGACAGCCTGTCGGGCGCCTCGGCTACCGCGACCTTCAACAACACCCAATACCCGATCCGGGTGACCAACCGAGGCGCGCTCACCGAGCGTTGGATCGTGCGTTTCACGAACAGCACGGCCTTCGAGGTGATCGGTGAAAACGTCGGCGTGATCGCCTCGGGCAACACCAGCACCGACTGCGCTCCGAACAACCCGTCGACCGGCGTGCCGTACTTCTTCCTGCCGGCGCTCGGTTGGGGCAACGGCTGGGCCACCGGCAACGTGCTGCGCTTCAACACCATTGGCGCGCAGTTTCCCGTCTGGGTGGTGCGCACGGTCCAGCAAGGACCGGAAACCGTGCCTGACGACGCCTTCACCCTGCTGCTGCGCGGGGATGTGGACACGCCTTAATGAGAAACCACGATGACTGACTTGAGCGTCAAATACTTCAACAACGCCATGGCGGGAGCCCCCCAGGTGTCCAATGCCTGGGGCGACTTGGTCAACATGCTCGATGCCGTTCTGGTGAATGGCTTCAACCTCAAGGCGATCGATCGCCTGAGCTTTGCCGATGGCCATGCCACCGCCACGATCACCACCGGCCACAGCTACCTGAAAGACCAAGTGGTGTTGATCGAGGGGGCCAACGAGACGGCCTACAACGGCCAGTTTCGCATCGTCAGCGTCACGGCCACCACGTTCAGCTATGCGGTGAACGGCACGCCGGCCTCACCGGCCACCACCGCGACCAGCCTCTCGGCCAAGGTCGCACCGCTGGGGTGGGAGATCGCCTTCTCCACCACCCACAAGCGCGCCTACTGCAGCATCCACCCGCAGTCGCCGGGCAACCTGCTGCTGATCGACGACAGCCTGAAAGGCGCATCCTATGGCACCACCTGGGCGAAATGGGCCAACGTCGGCATCGTCGAAGACATGGCCGACATCGGCACCATCGTCGGTGCCCAAGCTCCGTTCGATCCGAGCAAACCGCAGCAGAACTGGACGCAGTGGGAAGCCAATCAGTGGGGCTGGCACAAGTGGTACCACGCGCAGCAGTCGGGCTACGAGAACTACGGCGATGGTGGCGGCGGCAACCGCAACTGGGTGCTGGTGGGCGACGATCGCCTGTTCTTCCTGTTCTTGACCAATGCGGCGGGGTACAACTGGTACGGGCGCAATTTCTATTGCTTCGGCGACCTCGAAAGTTTCAAACCGGGCGACCGTTACCACACGGTGCTGTGCGCGGATGATCGCTATTGGAGCATCAACAACCAGTATTCAAGCTATCCCGGCCAGTACAACGGCTATGGGCTGACCCACTCGCTGGACGTGGGGGGCAAAGTCATCTTGCGCAACCACACGCAGGTCGGCAACTACGTGCGTTGGGGTGTGACATCGCTCAACACCAACAACGGTCAGCAGGTGTGCGGGCGCGGCAACCTGCCGTTTCCCAATGGAGCCGACTACAGCCTGTGGCTGATGCCAACCTATGTACGGCAGGAGGACGGTCACCTGCGCGGAATGATGCCGGGCATGTACTGGATGCACCAAGACCGGCCGTACACCGATCAGACCATCGTCGACAACGTCGTGGGGCAGTCTGGCCGGCGCTTTCTGCTGGTCCGCACCCAGTACAGCTCGGAAGCTGAAGGGGCGCAGGTGGCTTTCGACATCACCGGGCCATGGCGGTGATCCATGAGCCGCTTACTACTGCCCAGATTGGGCACGGGCAACGTCGTCCCATTCTTCAACAACTACGGCGTCTCCAAGGATGGCAATCCTTGGGGTGACGGCGGTTCCGATACTTTCGATGGAACCTCGGGCGCCCAGGTCAGCAGTTCGACGGGCTGGGTGCGCATCGCGGGCAACACCTACACCACGCCGGATGGCTCGATCGATGTCACCAAGGCGCTCGGCTCCGACGCGGTCGACATCGGCGTCTACTCCGGCTGGGCCGTTGCGGGGATCTGGGTGTGCGAGATCGAACTGGGACACGAACCACTCACGCCGCTGAACTTCCGCTTCTGGTGCAACACCGGCTACGACGGCAGTAACGCGACCGGGATGGTTACGCGGGACTTTGAGTTGGATGGCGAGACCTACGAGCTGAAGACCGTCTGGAGCACCAACAGCTATCAAGATTCCTGGGCGACCACGGGCGAGACACAACTCACCGTGACCATCGTGCCCTACCTGGCTGCGCACAACCTGCCCGGCGCCAACCCGTTTCAGTTCAGTCGTTCCGGGGATTCGGTCGACCACTTCGTCAATGGCGTCTCGCGCGGCGCCACGATGTACATCCAGTGGGGCAAGGCCAGCGTAGCGGAGGTCCAAGACTGGATCATCGGTGATCTGGTGGCTGGCGAAGAGTTCACGAACCCACCGCATGAACGCACCTTGCTGCTCAACACGGCACCCGGTGCGCGTTGCGCGTCGCTGCCCCACTGGCACAGCCCGAACTCGGTGCTTTGGGACCGCGTCGGCGGCTTTGATGCGTGCTGGCGTGCCTTGCCCGAGTTCCGGCGCCACATCCACTTCGGTGGCGCCGGGGTCATCACCGGGTCCGTCAAAGAGAAGGCCGCTCAAACCGGCACGCCTAACCGACCGCTGGTGCGTCGCGTCCAACTCTTCAGCGCCCAGACGAACCTGTTGGTGGCCGAGACCTGGAGCGCGGCGGACGGTAGCTACCGCTTCGATCACCTCGACCCTGATCAGCGCTTCACCGTCGTCGCCCACGACCACGAGCATCACTACCGGGCGGTGATCGCCGATCGTTTGCAACCGCAGGTGAGCGCATGACGATCACGCTGAGCACCGAACATCAGCTCGCCCGCCTGGAGAGTACCCGGGCCTTCCTCGATCGGGGCACTCAGCCGGCACGGGTACGGATCTACAGCGGGGTGCGTCCTTCGCACCCCAATGACACGCCCAGCAGCGTGATGCTGGTCGAAGTTCGCCTCACCCGGCCCTGCGGCAGCGTGGTTGGTGGGCAGCTGGTGCTGACCGCCCAAGAAAACGCCTTGATCACCGCCTCGGGCCTGGCGAATTGGGCGCGGCTGGTCAATGGTGAGGACGTCACCGCGATGGACCTCGATTGTTCCGATCTGGCCGGTGACGGCGAGATCCGTTTTGAGCAGACCCAGCTCTATGCGGGCGGTTACGCCCAAATGGCTAACGCCGTTCTCGGCTGAGCCACCTCGTTTCTCGCACTTCCTTCGTTTTCCATTTACAGGAGCCATTCATGGCAAACAGCCTTTACGACAAGGGCCGGCAGCGCTTTCTCGAAGCACAACTGAACTGGCTCATCGACGACATCAAGGTGGTCATGGTCGACACGGCCGTCTACACCTTTGCCTCGACCCACGAGTTCTTCGCCAGCATTCCGGCAGCGGCCCGCATCACCGCGCCCACCACCCTGACCAACAAGACCAGCACCAACGGTGCCGCCGACGCGCAGGATGTGACGTTCGCGGCGGTCAACGGTCCCTCGATCGAGGCCCTGGTGATTTACTGCGAGGTGCTGGGCACCGATGGCATCACCCCCGATGAGGCCGCTTCGCCCCTGATCGCCTACATCGACACCGCCACCGGCCTGCCGATCACGCCCAACGGTGGCGACATCATCGTCACCTGGGACAACGGCATCAACAAGATCTTCCGTCTGTGAGGGGCGCTGACCATGACGACCCCGGTTCGCTTCTGGCGACTCTATTTCCGCAGCGTCAACACCTACAACTACGGACAGTTGATCTTCCGGACCTTGAGGCCGCATGACGCCAACGGCAATCCGCTGATTAGCGGGGTGACCCTGTCGATCTCGGCGGGTCTGATGAACGGGACCTCGTTTCCCTTGGCCAACCTGATCGACGCCGATACCACCACGGCCACCTACTGCGGGGTGAATTACCCCGATTACCAGACGACCACGTCCTGGCGCTTCGTGCAGTTCACGTACACCGACCCGGTGTTGTGGGACTACCTGCTGGCCAACCTGTCGGAGACGGCGCTCAACAGCAACTCTGTGGTGCCGGCTAACTCCGTCGACTTCTGCATCGATTCGTCCCCGGACAACGTGACCTGGAACCGCCAGGCCATGGTCTACCGTCCGGTGCTCGCCGCTAACAGCGACTACAAGTTCAGCGCCACCACCAAATCGACCACCTACCCGATCCCGTCGCGCATCAACATCGGTGGCTCGGGTGGGATCTACGGCATCGTCTCGGAAGACGGCGTCGCGCAGGCCGACCGCCCGGTGCTGCTGTTCGAGCGCGATACCTTTTACAAGGTGGGCTACACCACGACTGACCAGAACGGCGGCTACGCCTTCAACGGCCTCAACGAAAACCGCGAATTCCTGGTCATGTCCTATGACCCCAGTGGCCCGCCGTACAAAAACGCCCTGGTCTGGGACCGTATTCAACCCATCAACACCAAGGGCAACCTGACCCCGCAATCGGCGTTCTGGGCCCGGCGTTGCCGCGAATCGTCACTCGGCATGCTGGTGAGCTTCGCGGATTACCTGAACGGTGCGACCTACCGCTACTTCCGCTCCAACATCCTCGGTCATGCAGAAAACATGCTGCAGACCACGGAGCAATTCTGGGGGTTCGACTTCTACCCGGACACCCGCGTCGGCGGTGCGATCCGTTTCCTGAAATCGGGCCGGCACCTGTCACCGACGGCCAACAACAACGGTCTGTTCATCCGGGCTGGCCAGGGCGCCATCAACGGCCGCAACCAAGCCAGCCCCCCGGAGAACTACACCAACCTCACCTGGGAATACATCTTCAAAGCGCCGGCGCCGAGTGAGACGGCGCTGATCTTCATGTGGGGTGGTCGGCGGGATTCGGACGACCACGCCTACTACGGGTACGACGACTACTGGGGCTACTACGGCATGACCGCCGGGCCCACCCTGGAGGTGACCTCGGCGGTGATGAACGTGCGTCTGGCCCTGAGCACCCGCAACCTCTCGATCGTGCGTGCCACGGCCCCCGTCATCGCAGGCGAGATTTACCACGTGATGGTGACCTACGAGCAGGACGCCAGCGTAAAACTCTACGTCAATGGTGTGCTGGTGCAAACCACTGCCATCACGGGCGGTGGGCGCTTGTGGAGCTGGTTGCGCTCGAACAACCCGACCAACGAGAACTGGGACTACCTCGCCACCACCAACCAACCCAACGGCGCAGCGCGCCGGTTTGATGCGCTGGCCATTGGCGGCTACGGTACGCCGCCCCATGGCCACGGTTCCGGTTGGGGCGCGGTACCGGCAGCGCATGGGGGTGGCTTCGGCTTGGCCGCGATGTACTACCGCACCTTCACAGACGCCGAGGTGGCGAGCTTCTACGACTCGTACCTCAACTGGGAGACGCATGTCGTCCCGCCCAAATACGCGGGGTACATGGCCGAGGTCGAAGCGGACAACCCGGTCTATTACTTTCGGATGAACGAGCTGCAGAGCCAGCGTCCGATCAATGCGCTGGGTCAG